TCATGCGATGGCGTAGGTGAGTGAGCCACGCCAGTAGCTCCACCGGTGCTCATTCGCGCCGTTGTAGTGCACGATACAGACATTGCCGTCAGTTCCGACCAGAAGTATGCCGCGGCAGTCGTCTTCGATGTTGCACAGCTGGACAGCGTCCGTGGGCGGACGGTATCCTTCGGGGATGACGCCCACGATCACGACCAAGTCACGTCGGGTGAGAATATCTCTGTTATTGTTCCAATACCGAACCGTGACTGAGCCTCCACGACACCACGCCCTGACAAAACCATCGTTCGACGAGATTGGTACGGTTTTCTGCGTCTGCATCTGGGTTAGGGAAAGCTATGACTGCTGCTTGAATGCCACCCAGTAAACGCGCACGGGTTGCGGATCATTCACCCACTTGTGATTATCCGCACGGCGAATACGGAAACGCAATCTGCTGTCGGTCATGTCCCAAAAGAACGCTTCGAAAAGCTTTCCCGCGGCATCCGACATACCGTTCGGGCACAGCTGGCACAATACGAAAACGCCATCGGTCGTTCGGAATGGATTATCGGCCGTCACCATGCCGTCGCGGTCGGTGGCGGTACTAATCAATCCGCAATGGGGTAGGGAATCCCGTTCAGGCTATTAGGGCTCGTTCCCAGAGGCGTTGCGCGTCTCGCAGGGCTGAGATATCCGGTTTGAGGTAGTACTTTGCGGTGGTTTTGATGTCGCTGTGGCCGAGCATTTTGCTCACGATGGCGATGTCAGCCCCGGCGGCCAGAGTGTTCGTCGCCCATGAGTGGCGCAGGTTGCGTGCGGGCACGTGCGGCAGGTTATGCCGTTTGCACCAGCTCGCGTATTGGCGTGCGGTTTGCGGCGGGGTGAGGGGGCCGATGAGTCGCCCTCCGTCGCGTGGCTTGAGTTCGCGCAATCGTTTGACCGCGAAGCGCGGCAACGGGAGCGTGCGGCGGGACAGTTCGGTTTTAGGCGGCACTGTGACCTCATGCCCGCTCACCCATTGCAGGCCACGCTCCACGTGCAGGACACCTGAGCGCAGGTCAATATCCGACCATTCAAGCCCGTAGCCCTCTTCGGTGCGGAGTCCGCATGAGACGGCACAGATAAGCCACGCCTCAAGCAGATGACCGTAAAAGCCCCGCAACAGCGTGCGCTGCTGGCGGATGCTCAGTATTCGCGGCTCGTAATGAGGTTTGGCCGGCAGTTGGATGTCGCGTCTGGTGATGTCCACGTCCAACAGGTTCCAGCGGATAGCCCGCCTGAGTATCGCGCGTAGTACGGCCCATGCCTTGCGTGCCGCGCCCGCGCTGTCGAAACCTGCGAGCCATTTGTCGACCAGTTCCACGCTGATCGCGCCCATACCCATGCCGCCGAAGCATGGCATGACATGCAGCCGCCACGCCGACTCGTAACCAACGCGCGTGGACTCTCGCAGATTCGCCATGCAGTACGGCCAAAACCGGTCGTTCCAAAACTCTCGTAACAGCATTTTCAACCTCCAAAACCCACACGCCCGTTGGCCTATCCAACGGGGACGAACGTGTGGGTTTTACCCACCGTAAAGGAGCTTTTCCATGTCTTTGCTCACTCACGTCGTCGATTGGCTCGTGCCTTTTATCTGTGGCGGCGTGGCCACGGTTTTGGGCCTGATGTGGCGATGGGGCAAAGCCATGGTCAACGGGCTGCGCGAGCTCCTGCTGTGCCAGTTGGAGGACCTGCGCCGCGAAATGGTCATCGAGCACGACGGGGTGGCGGACGAGGACCTCAAAGCACGCTCCCAACGCCTCTACGACTCCTATCACTCGCTGGGCGGCAACGGCCACGGGACATCGCTCAACAATGACATCCAATCCGCGCCGATAGCGCCACGACAGTCCTGACCCACGACCGTGGGCCACAAACAATATCCATCCCAGAGAAAAGGGAAACATGGTCAACAATTTGAAACGTCATCCCAAGCCCTCGCTGCCGGACGAGCTTCGCCCGGACGTTGCACCGGAAACAATCATCGAATCCAATAAGGAGGAACAGTAATGACCCAAATCCATATTTCCATTAGGAAGCCGAAGACGGGCGGCTTGGACCCTGTGACCGGTACGATGCGGTTCCGCCCGGTGCGTCGTCATTTCGACGCGGAAGGGAATCTTGTCATCGCGGCCTCGTTTGACGCGGACTTGTCCGAAAGCGGCGAGCTGACGGTTGACCTGCTGCCCACGACTAGCGCGTTTGTTTGGCAGGTCATCGAGTTGGCGGACACGCCGCAGGCGTACACGCGCTACGTCGAGGTGCCGGACTCCACCCACGTGGTCGCATACGCGGACCTCGTGGAAGTGGACGCCGGCACGTTCGTCCCGAAGGATATGGCCGGCTCCCAACTGTTGAAGGTTCGCCACGCTTCCACCCAGTCGGAGGCGGAGACACTTTCCGCACAATACCCGGACGAGCTGGTGTTCTTCGACGAAATCGCCACGACCGCGAAGGCCGCTGCGGCCTTGAGCACGCTGGAGTCCATCACGGCCGAAGCTCAAACGAACGCCATGCTGGCGAAGAACGCCATGCTGAGCGCCCGGTCCTCCGCGGATTCCGCGACCGCCACCCAGTCCGACCTGAGCAGTCTCGCGTCGAACGTCAGTATGGCGGCGGCTAGCGTCGCCAACGATTCGCAGACCGTGGCCGACACCGCTTCCATGGTCGCGGCGAAGGGCGAGACGGCCATCGCCGCCATCGATTCGACGGTGCGGGCGGTCAAGGACAAGGCCGAGAGCGCTTCCGCCGAACTGCCTTCCGCCGGCACCCCTGAAGGCACCACGGAGGAAACCGGCAAGGACTCCACCGGGGAAACGCCGACCGGAACCGTGTCGGAGGAGCCCGCAGCCAAGGCCGTGAAAGCCAAGGCCAAGAAGGTTACCGTGAAGGAGGCCTGACCATGCCAGCCCTATACGCCGGCAAACGTGTCGGCAAACCGTTGATGAGAAGCCACACGTACAACGCCATGTTCAACGGCAAACTCGTATGGCCCCTCGACAAGGACACGGTCGTCTCCATCAGGATCACGGACGACAAGGGCAGGACGTTGCCCAAGTCTCTAGCCGTCAACGGCACCCTGAAACTGGGAGCGAAGGCCACCTACGCGGACGGTCATGTTGGCGATCTGCTCACCACCAATGACGTGACGTTCGCGAGCAGGGACACTTCCACCGCCACGGTTTCGGGCAACACGCTCACGTGGCGGCATGGCGGAACCATATTGGTGACGGCCACGGTCAACGGTTTCACTTCCGCCGCCGTGTCCATCAGCGCGGCCTACGCGCCCGAGTCCATTCAGGGCCCGCTCGCACTGTTCGGCGACTCGCAGCTGATCGTGGACTCGGACACGAGCCTGACCAACATGGGCCCGTACCCTTCGGGCGCGAACCCGGGCACGGCCACCAGCTGGCCGTCCGACCAGTCCAAACAGATCGCGTCCATCACCGGCCTGAGGGTCATCGACCTGTATTACGGCGGCGCGCGCATCGCCCGCGACAAGACCGGCTGGCAGGGTGGATGGGCCATGCAGTCCAACCGTCTGGCCTCGCTCGTCAAGGCCGACGCCGCGAACACGCCGGGAGTGATCGTCATCTACGGGTTCTACAGCAACGATTTGCACGACGGCCTGACGGACACCAAGCCCGCGACCGACCTGTCGAAGATCGCCGCCGCATACAAGGCGAAGTTCGACGAGCTGAAGGCCAAGTACCCGCAGGCTCGTATTCTCTACGCGCTCCAGTGCATGTTCAGGTCCGCTGCGACTGAGGCCAAGCCGGTCATGACGGGCCTGCCGGCCGGCACCATCATGACCAACAACTTCACGGCCCTGCAATCCTCGGAACGAATCCTGTTCACCGAGACGACGCTGGGCGTGCCGGTCATCGACGCGACCGACGAAGTATGGGCGCTCGGCAGTGGGTTGACCGTCTCCGACATGATTCACCCCACCGCGGAGGGAGCCGTCAAACTCGGCCAGATCCTCGGCCGGCACATCAAACAGGCCATCCAACAGTAACGTCCTCCGTCAGACGTACACACTGTTCGAGGGCAAGGGTTTCAACGTCGCCCGCGACTGGTTCGACTGGATGCCGGACGGCGAAAAAAATGGGTACATGCACGACAAGGTCCACCCTAACGCCAAGGCAATGAATGTCGCCGCGCACAAGATCCGCGAATAGGTCAACACGCTTTCAGGGCCGAGGATTGAGGGCGAGATTCCGGCATGGAGCGAATGATTTTCATGGCATGTCGGATTGCCGCTCGTGTTCGCCGCCTCTGACCACCCGTATTAACCAAGATCAAAGCCCCGCCATGTGCGGGGCTTTTCCATAAAGGAGATGTAATGTGTTGCAAAATTTTCTAGCCGGGTTCGGGGGAGTGGGTGGCGCGTGCGCCCTCATCACCCTGCTGCTCAGGATATGGCCGGGCGCTTTGGACGCGCTGGCGACCGGATTGTATTCGCACGTGCGGCCGGAACGCCTGCCCTACGATTCGCCGCTCTCGCAGCATTTCGCAAAAACACGGCAGCTAGGCGAGCGTACTGAGAAATTCGATGGACGGTTGGACGAACTCTGCCGCGACACGATCAAAAACACGATCATCAGCCTGATCTACGGCGACCAGTCGCACGACCATTCAGAGGCCGTCAGATACGAATTGACGAAGCTTGAGAAATTGGACGCGCAATGCTGGATCATCTCGGCCGCCGAAAAATACTTGGAGGACAGGCAATGACGCATCTCATGATCGCAGGCGGCATATACCTGCTACTGCTCGCGCTCATCATCATATTCAATCATGGCGCGCACAGGCATTGATTTTCACACAGGTTTTCAAAGCCATCCCATTCCGGGATGGCTTTTCTATTGCCCCTTGACTCGGGGCGGGAAGGAGAGGATGTGGGAATCCTCAACAAAGGCAAGCCGAAACACGGACGCCTGCACCGGCGCGTGGGCGTGACGCTGTCCGCGCTCGTCGCCGCGGTCTCCATGGCGTTCGCCCCGGCGGCGATGGCCGACATGCAGGGCATCGACGTGTCCAACTGGCAGTGCGGCATCGACATCGCCAACACGCAGGCCGACTTCGTTGTCGTCGGCACCACATGGGGCACGGGGCAGGTGTATAACAACTGTCTCGTGTCCGGCGTCAACACGGACGCCAACCGCATGATCGCCCAGGCGCAGGCATCCGGCAAGAAATTCGGCCTGTATCACTACGCCATGGGAGGCAACCCGGAGGCCGAGGCCCGGTTCTTCTACACGAATACGTCGAACTATTGGCGTCACGGCATCGTGGCGTTGGATTGGGAGATGGACGACAACCCCGCATGGGGAGACTGGGATTGGGTGCGTCGATTCATGAGTGAGTGCGAACGGCTTTCGGGTGGTGTGCGCCCATTGCTGTACACCGGCCCGGTCGCCGGCACCATCCCGCAAGACATCCGCGACCGATACGGTTTGTGGATCGCCCAATACGCGAACATGAGCCCGACCGGCTATCAGGCCAATCCGTGGATGATCGGCGCGTACGGCGAGGCCATGCGCCAATACAGCGGCACCGGTGTCGTCAACACGTGGAGTCCCATCGACCTCAACATCTTCCGTGGCGAGGCATGGCAGTGGGATTTGTACGCCAATCCCACCGGCTCCACAGCCCCGGCCCCGGCAACGCCCGCGCCCGTGCAGCCGAGCACTCCCCCGGCCAACACCAACACGGGTGGCATCAGCCACGTCATGCAGTGGGGAGAAACCATCTGGGGACTCGCCGTCGCCTATGATGCTTGGCCCCTGTCCGCGTGGCATACGCCCAGTGGTGACATCAACCGCTACTACGTGGGCGACGTCGTAACCTACGGCGGCGGCACCGCCCCCGCATCGTCCGGCGGGGTCTCCAAGGTCCTCCAATGGGGCGACACCGTGTGGGATTTCGCCACCGCGCACGGTTACAGCGTCAGCCGCTGCACCGTACCCTCCGGCAACATCAACGTCTACTATGTGGGCGACGTGGTGACCTGCCGCTGAGACTCAACAGATGCCGCCACCCGCTTGACCGGGTGACGGCATCACCCCATCATCATCCCTTATTGATCGGAGCAAACATGACCGACAGCAAAAACACGACCGACACCGGCGAAACGCTTCCCGGCGTCGATGTGAGCGACTGGCCCGAGACGGCCGACGTCACCCATGACGTGCCAGACTGGCTCATCCCCAGCCGCGTCTACGACATCCTCAAATGGCTGGGCCTCATCGTCCTGCCCGCACTCGCCGTGTTCGTGGGCACGGTAGGCCCCGCATGGGGCTGGACTCACGTGGACGCGATAGTTATCACGCTCAACGCGCTCGGCATCCTCGCCGGCGCGCTCATCGGCGTCAGCGCCATCAAACAACGCCTCGACCGCGCCGCATAA